AGATCGAAAATGTTCTCCTCGGTATTTACCACGATATCAGTATCCGCAAAGAGTACCTTATCGTATTGGTCAAACATGGGATCATAGATAACCCTTAAACACTCAAACAGAAGTGCTGTGGGATCATCATGCCCTGCAGTATACACCTGCTCACTAGAGTAATGATAATCAACATCAATTATATCAGCATACTCCATAAACGATGTACGAGATAGGTCTGCAACTTCTTGATACAATGCTGATCGCACCCTACCTTCTATTTTACCACGTTCATCAACCCGTGGGTTTGTTACCATATACTGAAATATCGCGTTGCGCATTATGTTTCCAATAGCAGTCGTTTCTCGCGGGAGCGATTGTAATCCTCTCCTTTGATTCTGTGACCAACACCCATTTTGGTGAGGTTCTTGTGTTTGTTTTGTTTCTTGTTGCGGTTATCGTGCCTAGTGTACTTGGCCATGATATCTAACGTTAAACGTTCTCCATTCTCTCCATTAAACGTTCCGCACGATTGGTGACCTGACGATACCACAAACTGTCACGGCCCTCAACAGCGGCCCTTTTCCAATCCCCATCAGCAATGGCGGCATTGAAATTCTTAAATTTGCTCAAACGGGTACGACCCATATTGAACATCATGTTTACTAGAATTTGTTGCGTTTCGTCTGGCAATGCTTCCCAGATATCTGCACCATATAACGCAACACATTCTGAGATGGAAACGTCAAGATCCTTTTCGAAACACTCGCGGACTCGTTCTTCTGACACTGGTGTTCCAACGTCTTGTCCGTGCTCTGGATCTGACTCAAGCACGAGGTGACCCACTCCGAAGGTTGCGTACCCAAGATGATCCAAATATATTTCATTGACGACACCTTCGTCTATTTTTAACTGATTAAAAACTGCTTCTCTGTTCAACTTAATTTCTCCTGTCGAATCATTTCCTTAGTCATTATATAGTCTCGAACGAAGTCCGAACGAACTATATCTGCCCAAGTAAATTCAATGATTGTAAATTTTTTCATAATTTCGAGTATCTGCATGAACTCAAGGATACCCGCTTTATCTCCGTTCTTGACAAAATCCGACTGGTAGTAATCTCCGCAGAAAATAATCTTACAATTTCTACCTACACGAGTAATGATACTATCTAGTTCGTGGAATGTCAAGTTTTGCATCTCATCGACTATGATGATTGCATCATTAAATGTAGTACCTCTAATATGTGAGGTAGATACAAAGTTGATGGTTCCATTACCTACGAGTTTATCGTACGCACTCTCATCATCAAATAACTCCGAGCATATCTGACGATATGGCCCAGTATATGCGTCAATTTTTTCTTCTAAGGTTCCAGGCAGGAACCCAATTTCACGAGTAGGAACAACCGAACGACATATGATTAGTTTGTCGTACTCAGGCACTCCCTTGTCGAGAACATCTTCAAGTGCTAGGTACATACCAATAAAGGTTTTACCTGAACCAGCAGAACCGGCCATGACAAGGTGATTACCCTCATCCCATGCCTTGAATACTACTTCTTGACTCAACGTCATAGGTTCCACTGTAATCAAGTGGTCTATCTTTAAAATTTGAGGTTTATGCATGATCACACTTTAATGTTATTGTTACGACCAGACCCTTTCTTGATTCGACTCAAGTGGTCTTCCCATTCTCTTCCTGCAATTTGACGTGCGGATTTGACACCTGATACCAAAGAAGGTGCGCTTCCGTGATAAGATTGATACTCTGGATTGTTTTCTTTCCAAGTATCTAGTTCTGACAGACGGAGAAACATGTCAATGATTTCACCCGTCTTTACATGCTTAAATTGATATGCTGGCATAATATTCATTCCCAGTAACGATACGGGGGGCACCGCCCCCCGCACGAGATATGGATCACCTTCCTTATTGAGTCATTTGCTGTTCAACAATAGTTTGATTTAGAAATGCTTGCTTCTTTGCGAGTTTGTACACCAAGTCATCTCTACCACGTTTTCGCAAGCGTTGGATATAATGATCCAACTCATAACTATCTTTCTTTAATCGTTCTAATTGTTTTTCTGACATCAATACTCCTTTGTTATTATTTCTTGATGAAGGTTATTTTTGAATTAAGTTTGGGAAGGCCTCCTGTACTAGTTTCTTGGTTAAGTATTTCACTGGTGAAGTTTTGTTCACCATAGACAAAACAATTTCCGCGTCTGCTGGATGAATAGATTCCAACAGTCGGATAAAAAGACTTTCGCGTTTATATGCTTGCATATCTGTGCCCGGCCCACCCTTAACAAAGTAAGCGAACTGTTTGTTCTGTTTAAGCAAGGTAGATGGTACTGACTCCGGTAAATTCGGAGAGTAAGGCGGTTTGCCTTCGGGAAGCAGGAATACGAGTGAATCGTCAAAGGTTCCTCTCAAAACATCCTTTAATGCAGTTACGTCTTGATACTTACGGAGCACTTCAAGACGGGTTGATTTAGTTTTTTGCTGAGAGAATTGCTCTAATATTTCATAGATCTCCAGCGTTCTATAATGTGCCATGTTTCACCTTTCTAGTAGTATATAGGGTTTTCACTCTTTTCATGAGTATGTATATTATAAAAAACCCCCGATTTCTCGGGGGAGCGTACTCACTAAGACTTCATAGGAATCATTACCAATTTAGCGTTGTCTTAGGCGTACCAAGAACGATAGAAAGTTTCACCTTCTTCCGCAGGAAGCGCACAACGAATATCATCAACGTTGATGTGCTTTCCAGCAATTCTCTTCTTGATCTCTTTGCCAATGAAGGCGTCTTTAACAGGGCGAACACGGTCACACATGAACCCTTCGCTACCTTCGATGCTCTCCAGAGCAATCTCACGAAGGACGACACTTGCACCCTTCTTGGCGACAACTTGATAGGCATCAATGTTAGTCTGTTCCCAACCCCAAGAAGCGACGAACATGTCACCTTCTGCAACGTTGGCGATTGCTTCCTTACGGGCGACATCACGTTTTGCTTTACGCTCTGCCTTGTACTGTTCAGCAAGTTGGACATTATCAATATGTTTTGCGCAGTACTCGTACATACGCTCGGCACTGTGGAAACGGAAGTTGAATTCGATCTTGTAACCGAGGCGAGCACGGGGAGCAGGACGTATACACTTGGCAACTAAATTCTTTTCGTCTACTTCTAACTGAAGGTTCTGTTTCGCGAACTTTGCAATCAAATCATTCATAATCAACTCTCTCTCTCAAAATGAAGGGGACTCTCCCCAACCAACACAGACATTATCTCATAACTAAAACAATAATGCAACACTTTTTTTAGATTATTTTGTCACTTTCTTGCGGCTGCTTATAACTTTTTGTAATTTAAATGTGTCATAGTCATACTCTTCGCAGAGTTTCCTACCAGCGTCAACAGCACTGTCAAGTAGATACTGTTTGCGTAACACCTTGTCTGGTTTGGGATCGAACCCAATGTCAATTAAGGTGATGTTGACTTTCTCAGTCATCGCCACGCAACTCATTCATACGTCTAGCACCAAAATACATCAACAATAAACCTACAAGTGACATACCCAAAACCTGAAAGATGTCTGGTGGTGTGAGACCTGCTTCTATCGCATAGTCTTCAGTACCTACCGCACCTAACACAATCAACATACCAAGCAAGTACCTAATCATTATGCACAATCCCATTCAACAACTTCATAATCTTTTATTGCATTCACTTCTGCATACTCAGTCGCTTCGAATTCACTCTCAAAGCACAATTCATAAACGATTTCATTTTCGATCTTCAAATAGTATACCAAGTCTTTCATAACAATTTGCTCCTACTTCTGAATTAAATAAACACCTATCTCTTCGGGCACAGCACCAAACTCATACTCATTCGTGAGTAGACGATACTTGGCGATGTAGTGGGTTGAATCTTCATTGGGGCAGTAGACTACCACTTGTTCACCACGATCTTCGATCACCTCACCAAGACGTGCGCCTAGTGTATACTCGTTTGCACGTGGAGAACCATAACCCACAATCTCAATAGAACGGCCTTTCAAATTAACCACAACAACACCTCTCTCTCAATTACAGGGTAATTATCCCCTATTCTTGTTATAAAGTCAAGACTTTTGTTAGATTATTTTGGAATATGCTTATAACTTTTTCGTATATGTTGCGTTACGGGGTAGGTGTTTAGAATGAATCTTACATCCAATAAATTCGTTGTAGTAGTCATCACGTAACAACACGTCACGTTCGAACTGCTCCTTTGCTTCATAGTAGGAGCATTCACCCTTTGTCTTACATAGTCTCAGCATCTCACGATGATATGCATCACCGCCTTTCTTTTCGACTAGTAGTTTGAGTTCTTCAGAAGACCCGTAGTACTGCATCCAGTCAGATTGTTTCTTAACTGTACGTTTACGTTTCTGGCCTTTGAGTGGGGGGAGTTTGCGAGTAGACCAAAAGAACTTCTTG